TTCCAGCGCCTCGACCTGGAACGCTGCTCTCGGCAGACCGGGGCTGGCCGTCCCAGAGTTCCAGGTCGAGGCGCTGGAATCCAGACGAGATCGCCTTGATGCCAGATCGCACCCACACGTTCTCTTCGTAGGGCCTCTCCGATGTCTCTCGCTGCGCCAGGGAGGTGCCGAGGCTCATTATGCGCGGAGAATCAAAAGCGTCAGAGCGGACGCTCACGCCGGGGTAGGTGCCACCAGCCGAGCGGCCATCCTCGCTGAAGAACCTGCCGCCGCCGCCGAACATCGCCGGGTCTGGCAGGACTAGGCCATCGGCACCGGGCACCGAGCGGACACGCATACCCACGCCTGAGGCGAGGGACTTCGCTCGGACGGGACTCTTCCACTCTCGATCTTGGCGGGCATTCGTCAACCGAGGAAGTCTACGGGCCGAGTGCGCCCGATGATAGGGCCACAAGTTGCGGTGGAATGGACCTAGGAGCGGGGTGCCTCAGAACCAGGCCGAGGCAAGCCCCCGGTAATGGATCACGAACTCGTTGTCGCCGCCCGTTCTGGGGAGGACCGGGGCGGTGCCGTCCAGGTTGTACAGGTCGCCGCCAGTCGCCCTGAGGGTGATCGACCGCAGGGCCAGCCCATCGTCGGCATCGCGCTCGACACTCGCCACGGTGAGGGCAGGCCAGGTGAAGCGGAACGAGTCGTAGTCTCCTGACCCCACCAGCCACTCGAGCCGCAGGTCCGTGCCTGCGGTCAGCGATCCAAGCCACGGGATGTCGGCCTCCAGGTTCGCCTCAAGCACGAGCGTCAGCTCAGGCGCTCGGCTGGTGAGCCACATCTCCAGAACGCCCTCGGGCTCGCTGGCACATCGACGCGGGGACACGGTGTTGCCCATGTCGAAGTCCAGGGACTTGACGCAGAGGGACATGAGGGCCTCGCCAGCGTGGGCCGCGCCCACACGCGCAACCTTGACGGTCGATCCCGCAAACCTCACAGGCTCGCGCTCGTTGTACGGGATGCCCATCGGTGCAGGCCAAGAGCCGGTTCCACCGTTCGCTGACGCGGGCGCATCGTCCAGAAGACCACGGCCCGACCACTTGAGCATCACGGCCTGGTTGACCTCGGCAGAGATCGAGAAGTTGCCACGCATCGCCTTGCCTGTTGTGATGTTGCCACCCAGGAAGAACGAGCCAGCCAGGGTGTCGCTCTCAGAGTAGTACATCGGTGACACGGGCATATACTGCGTGGGAACCGTGGACCCGCTAGGCTCGACTGCGCGGCCCGTGTCCACCCATGTCTCGGTGGTCTTCGAGTAGTACCAGACCTGATCGTCGTATTCGGCATAGCCGCGCACCAAGCGGAACAGCAGCGCGTTGGCACTCGAACCCGTTGGAGGCACGGGCTCAACGAACACGCCACGGCAATGGTTCGCTCCAGTCGATGGATCCCTGAACTCCACCAGGTCGCCCACGGCCATCGAGCCGAAGTCGGCGGGTGCGCCACCGCCAACGACCACATGGCTCTTCTGGATTGGCAGCGAGACAGGGAAGTACGCGAAGCCATAACCACGGGAGCCAGTGGTCTGGATCTGGAACTGGGCACCCGTTGACGCTCCGACCAGGGGCGTGGTGCTGGGCAGGTTAGCGATCTCCCTGGTGGTGTAGACATACTCGTCGCCATCGAAGGCAGTGCCCATGACGCGGTGACGGTACGAGCCAGACGCGATCAGCTCGTCGTGGCGCAGCACACCTCCCGCCGCTCCCGCCGCGTCGAGGATCCCGGCAGCCGTGACCTTGTGCTGGAAGATCGGCTCTTCGTGGAAGCCGCTGCCGCGCAGCAATGTGGTCCACTTCGGCGGGTATGCGACCTGGGCCGCGCTCGGGCCGACCAGCTCGGTCACCACATCGACCACCACGCCTCGAAGCTCCACGGTCCCCATGGCTGGGGTGAGGGACTCCCGCAGCCGTTCGCTGTCGAAGTAGGTCACCGTGAGCGAGAGCGATGCCTCGACCAGGACCATCTCGGCATACGCCGGGTTCGTCAGGAAGCCGTCCCTGACCACGCCAGGGGCGAACTCCTCCATGAGGATCAGTTGGCGATTGTTTGAGAACGCGGGCATCTGACCTCAGGCTACACGGCTCGGGGGGACTTTTCTACCCTCGGTGTTGACGGGCACACGGGGGGCTGGTAAGACTGACCACGATGGAATGGAACACAAAGCGGGGTCAGCGTAGCCGATCCACCACGCGCCAGCGGCGTGACCACATCCTCAAGGTGCGCCTGAGCCTCGAAGACCTGGACCGCCTCGCGCTGGGGAAGGGCAGCTCGGCGCTGTCGGCCTTCATCCGTGAGGCGGGACTCAAGCTCGCAGATCAGCGGTCGATCCCGACCAAGACCGACAAGCCGTAGAGCCCGATGGCCGCTGCGTCTGCTCCAGACGGTGCGACCCTCGTGAGCTGGAGGCCCAGGGACTTGACCGAGGTGGCGGTGATGTGAGCGTTGGGGATGGTCAGCGTGTACCTGAACGCCTTGCCAGCCGTGGTCGGCACCGCCAGGTCTGCACCGTTGACCGTTGCCGTGGCAACCGCGAGGTCCGTATTGGCTGCCGGGTCGGAGGCCACCAGGGCCACATCGAATCCAACGAACTTGGCTGCCTCGGCTGCCGTGGTCACGAGGTCGAGCTGAAGCACCGGGTCCACATCCCTGGCCACTCGGTCGTCGATCACCCAGGTGGGCAGGATCACGTCCGTGGCCGTGAAGCTCAGGGTCTTCACGAGGCCCTGCTGCGCCGCCGTGGGCGGGTTGGTCGCGTCCAGCGTGTCCCTGAACTCGATGGGTACCACGCGGGTGGCTGTGCCATTGAGGACGGCACGGGTGGCGCTGAGGGTATCGGTTCCTGCGATAACGGTATATGTCATGCCCCTAGTCCTAACCGCCGGGGAGGGGCGAGTCAAGACCCAACGAGCGGAGGGACTGGCACCCTGCGGATGTCAGCCCCTCCTAGAGAGAGTCGGCTCAGGCTGCTGCTGGGGAGCGGGAAACCGATTACCACAAAAGAAAGACCCCACCCCAGCGCAGGGACTCATCCTAGAAGAACTCCTCCTCCGGGTCAAGTTCGGCCTCGTATTCCATCAGCTCCTGCTCGACCGCCTCGACCGCAAGCTGGGCGAAGTTGGGCGGCAGGATCGCCACATCGTCATCGTCCCAGGTCACCCCCTTCGACTCGAACCACTCCGCGAAGACGGCGATGAGTTCGTGCGGTGCCTCGTCCTCGAAGCCATCGAACTCCCAGGAGTCGAAGGATCCACCCGCCTCGGGCTGGGAATCTGTGGCGGCGACTCGTCGCTCCCAGCCTCGGGGCTCGAAGTTGGCTCCGTAGAATGTGGGCATCAGACCACCTCCCGGTCTTCAGGGAGCGAGTGGGATCCGATGACGCTGCACTCGTTCGGGTTGATCCGCATCGAGTGGATCACATCGGATAGCGGCCAGGTCGGCCCCCCTTCAGAATCAGGCTCGGCGTGGATCGTGCCACGGCGCGTGATCTTCGGCGTGGGCGGCGTGACAATCAGGTAGCCGATGGGCGTGAGGATGCGGCACCCATCAGGGAAGAAGCGCAGGATCTCGTCCCGGTGCTTCCAGATCGAGAAGGCGGTCACATGGTGTTCGGCAGGCTGGCTGAAGGCATCGAACATCGGGGTGGAGGCGTTGTCGTAGTAGCTCATGGTATTGGTGGTTTGGTTTGTGGTTTCGGTGGACGGGTTAGCGTGAGGTGTCAAACCAGGAGGGGTCAGCGATGGGCTCCGGCGTGTAGGGCATCCCCACATTCTTGACCTCGACCGCATAGCGGGTGATGTCGAACTCCCGCTCCAGAACGCCGAGGATGGTGTCGTGAGCGTCCCACCCTTCGGGGTGGGAACGACCGCCGAAGTTAGCGGTCAGGGTTGTGGTCCCGGTCCAATCGTCGGTCTTCCAGGTGACGGTGCATCCGAGGTATGCGAGACGTGCCGCGATGCGCGGGCGGGTGGTCGCGATGATGTCGTTGAGGTTCATGGTATTGGTTTTGGTTGGTGGTTTCGGTGGACGGGGAAGGGATCAGACGGTGAAGGATGCCCAGCTGATAAGGCGAGCGGGCAGGGTCGTAACTTCTCGGGCGGCCTCGATGGCGGCAAGCTCGCTGCTCGCGGTGAGGGTGATGTCTTCGAATAGGTCAGCGACTCGGATGTGGACGGTGTAGGTCATGGTCTTGGTTTTGGTTTGTGGTTTCGGGTGCCGCGGGGAGAAGTTCCTCTCGACCCCTGAAGTATCGGGCAAAGGCCCTCAGACCTCAAGCACTATTCTCAGGAAACCCCAGACAATCGGCGCAGACCCCGCCGTGGGGGCCTAGGGGCGGGTTTAGGCCCTGGAAACTTTCACCCGATCCGCTTGCCGCCGCGCAGACGGGTCCGGCGCAGCCGCCCGTTCACGATGGGCTGGAGGGTCCGAGCCCCGATCTGGCCGAACATCTTGGCCCCCGTGGTTTCACGCATCGCAAGGATGTCAGCGTCCCAGGTGTCCGGGCTCCTGCCGTGCCGCTTCTTGACCGCGTCCTTGGGCTCCAGACGGACCACGGACCCGTAGCCGTCCGACTTGCGGTCGAAGTGGGTCCAGGTCGCCTGCTGCCACGACTTCGGGAACTTGGCCGCGTCGATCTTGAATATGCCCTCTTGGAGTCCGCGCCTCGCCACCCAGTGCATCTCCACCCTCGTGTTCAGGAACCGCTCGGTGCCAACGATGTCACCCCATTGCCCTGCGGCCTTGGCTCCGAAGTTCACCGCGTCAACGTGGTAGCCACGGCTGCTCAGGATGTCGGTCACGCCCACCAGGCCAGAGGCATCCACGCTCACGCGCTCGCCTGGGATCGGGTCGCCGTTCCAATCATCCTCGTCTCCCAGCTCGTTGCCCCACCTGACCGCGAGGCCCTGGATGGTCGAGGCAATCGTGACCTGCATCTCTGAATCGTCGGACTCAGGCCACCACTCATGCTCGGCCAGCTTCTCTCCGTTGTGGAAGAGGCACGCCACGCAGGGGTCAGCGCCACCCGCTCCGATGTCCACGCCGATCCGCGGGCCGAGCGGCTGGTGGTTGCGCTCCCATGACTCCACGCCTGCCTCAAGCGCCGACCGCGGGATGGCAAGCTGGGAGGTGGAGCCCCTCGTGAACTGCCCGAGGAAGTCCGACATGAAGATCGGGTCGTTGGACTCCAGCGTGCTCTTCGCCAGCTCCAATGCCTCGGCGCTCACCAGGTACTCGGGCACCCGGTCGAACACCTGGCTGTACTTCATCGGGTCGGGATACTCGTCCTCGGAGAACGCGCTGATCTTGATCGTGTGCCACCCGCTTCCGGGCTGGACGCTGCGGGCGTACTCGTGTTCATCGTCGAGGCCCAGCATCGGGTTGCCGATCATCAGGCAGTACACGTTCGGCTTGTTGAACATACCGCGCAGCACCCTGAACGTCTCGGCAGGCACGGCCTCGGGCTCGTCCACGATCACCAGCATCCGGGTCGCATCGTCCAGGCCGTCGAGCATCCCCTCCAGGTCTTCGGGCGAGAGGCTGTCCGAGTCGGGGTCGCCGGGTACGGTCACGCCAGCATGGAAGCCGCGGAGGTGTTCAGGGTTCTTGGACGGGATGCAGATGGCGTAGTGCCTATCGTCGATCCTCAGCTCGGAGTGGAGCAGTTCACCAGGGAGCTGCTGAGTGGCCCCCAGGATGCGCGTCCTGGCCTCCGACCACGAGAGCTTGGTGATCTGTCGCATACCCGGCCCGGTCACTAGGACGCGGCTGGGGGCCGTGTAGAAGAAGGTCGGGATCAACACGCCGCTGGTGAAGGTCTTGCCGCTTGATCGGCAGGAGTTCACGCTCACGAAGCGATGCTTGAACAGCGCCTCGACGATGGCCCGCTGTGCCGCCCAGAGCTGGGTCTTGCCTGTCCTCGCGTGGCGCAGCCCAAGGATGTCCCCGATGAACTCCAGCTCGCGGCCCTGGTAGTCGGTGAACCAGGGGGAGAACGCTTGCTCGTCGAGGAGACGGTGCGCTCGTCGCGCCACATCATCGGAGCGGTGCAGGTTGCTGACCTTGCCCGTCACTCGTCGCCCTCGATCACGATGTCCTTGGGCGAGTTGGATGCGAAGCCCCAGCGCCCGTCGAAGAATGTATCGTCCACATCGGCCAGGGCCTTCCGCACCTGTGCGTTGTCGATCCCCGCATCGAGGAGCGAGCGCGTCACGCCGAACAGGAGGGCGCTCATCTCGTCCGCGGTGTAGCTCGCCTTGTGCGCCAGGGCGATGGCCCAGTAGTCGCGCTGTTGCTGCACGAGCTTCGTCGCCGCGGTGGACAGGTTGCGGAGCGCCTGGTCTTCTGCCTTGCCGTTGCGGATGTGCTTGCCCAGTGCAGTCAGCGCAGGACCGAGGGCCTCGGCATCCCCGTCCCTGGCCGCGGCTTCCACATCGTCGTAGAGGTTGGATGCCCGCTTGCGGAACTCGGGGGAGTCCGTGTCGGCCAGCCGCTCGGCGCACTTGGTCACGATCAGGTCTTGGGTTGCCACGGCTCGGCGTGGGTCGAGCAGGGCCGGGTCGTTGATCGAATCCTCGAACCGCTTGCCGATCTTGCCGAACGCCTTGGAGTATCTGCCATGCTTGAAGTTGGGCGAGGCGAGGCCAGTCGGTGCAGTCCCGCCGTGCATCTGGCATCTCCCGTTCGGCATCCCCTTCCTGCGGCACAGACCGCCAGCCTTGGTCTTGGCCCCGCAGAGGTTACTATGGGGGTTGCCTGTTACCATGGGGGTTCCCATCACGCCTCGGCCACCGGGAACAGATCCCCCGTCTTCTCGTTGACTGCCCGCTCGCCTGTGAGCTTCTGCCACCTGTTGACGATCACATCGCAGTACGCGGGGCTGATCTCCAGGCCGTAGCACTTGCGGCCTAGTTGTTCCGCTGCAATGAGGGTGGTGCCGGAGCCGAGGAACGGGTCGGCGATGAGATCGCCCGGTCTGGAGTGCGCCGATACCTGCTTGGAAACCAGGGGCACGGGCTTTGGGGTTGGATGCCCGTGGCGGTCATCCCCATGTGGAGCAGACATCGACCAGACATCGGTCGCATTGGGATCACCCTGGGCATCGAACTCCCGGCGCTGGGCATCGAACTCCTGGCGCTGGGCATCGAACTCCTGGCGCTGGGTTTCCCATGCGCCGATCTCCACGCCACGCAAAGCGAAGAGTGGTCGCAGCTTACCCCACGCCTCCTCAGTCGGCAGGCTCCATTGTGATGCGCCAAAGTAGTGCCCCGCCATCCCGTTCTTGCCTAAGCACTCGTCGATCTCGGAGCCTGTGAGCTTCGCCTCATCGCGCCAAGACATCAGGCGGTCGATGATCGGCTTGTATGCTGCCCGTGCGGCGATGTGCGCCGTCTTGGCATTGAACGAAGCGAGCAGCGCATCGGGCGAGTGCGACTTCTCGCAGAGGATCATGCGCTCGCTTCGTGGTCGCCAGCGCCTCATCGTGTCCACGGAAACCGTGCCGCCAAGGCCCGGCCCCTTGTACCAAACTAGGTGGTTGAAGATGGCGAAGTGTTCACGCAGAAGGCCCTCGATGTGCCACGCAAAGTCTGGAGCGCACCACCAGCCAGCCGTCCCCCGGTCAACCATGCGGCCAGCCCATAGGGCGAAGACCCCTTTCAGGAAGTCGAGGAACCCCTCGTATCCGTCGAAGTCGTTGTCCCAGTCATCGTCCACCTTGCCAAAGTACGGCGGGTCAGCAAGGATCAGCGCAGCCATCTCCCCATCCATCAGCCGCTCAACATCGTCGGCGCTGGTCGAGTCACCGCAGAGAACCCGGTGCTTGCTCTTGAGCTTTAGGCTACCCACAGGGGCACTCCTTCATCTCGATGCCCTCGGCATGGTCGTACTTCTTCCCGCAGTCCTCGCATTCCCAGTACGCTCCAAGGAGCCACAGGT